TTAGAAAATTTCTTCTTCCATGAAAGCCACAACTTCCTTTTGTTTGGAAGGGTACAGATGGCTATAAGTGTTTAAAGTTTCTGCAACATCTGAGTGTCCTAAACGATTGGCTAGCACTAAAGGATTACAATTCTTATTTATTAAATATGAGGCATGAGAATGTCTAAATTCGTGAATAACAATTTTTCTGACATTCGATTCTTTTAAATATTTAGCATAACGTCTGTCAATAGTGCTGGTAGCTATACTATCGTAAAACGTTCCAAAAACTCTATAATCATTTTTAACTGGCGCTATTTTTTCAGCGTCTTTTTTTATGCCTTTTAATAGATCCATTACTTGATTTGGCATCAAAATAATTCTAATAGATGCAGCTGTTTTTGGAGGGGTAATTTCTCTGTTATATTCCGTCTTATTAATGTCTATATAATTTTCTTCAAAATTGACATCAGCCCATGTTAAGGCAAGCAACTCTCCTTTTCTCGCTCCACTAAAATAAAGCGTTGAAAAGAATGCTTTGTACAATGGATCATCCACCACACTTATAAATGTTTTAAACTCTTCAAACTCCCAGTAATTCAACCTTTTATTAACAGTCACTTCAAAATTACCCACTACTTTCGCTGGATTATTATCAGTACCATGATACTTTGCTGAAAAGTTGAATACGGCTGATAAGGTAGAATGGATTTTTTTAAGAAAATCAGGAGCATATTTATTAATGATTTTATTTTGATAAAGCATTACATGTCTTGGAGAAATTTTCTTTATTTCCATTTGTCCAAATTCATGTATTAGGTGGTTGAAGATGATGTTTTTAATCACCTGAATTGATGACTTTTTTCGTCGAGCTTGATACCAGTCAAAGTAAGATTGAGCAACTTCTTGAAAAGTAATCTCAGCTACTTTTTCATCATTGTAGCCGAGTAGCAACTCTGCTTCGGCCTCTTTGGCATCCTTCTTCTTTTTAAATCCTCTGCGTTTCACTTGTTTTTTTGTTCCGTCACTTAAAGTGATTCTTTTTGCAAAGTAATATGTATTGGTTTTCTTATCCTTGTATACAGGCATCATTTCACCTCTAACAAATTTCCATTTTATCTTAGATTAGTTATAAAGATAGCATCAATATTGTTTTTTTAAAAGTTTTGTTTATAAAAAATACGACTATGTCATCAAGAAAAACGTGTAAAATATGGTATAATAAAGAATTAGAGGAATATGTTTTATCCAAAAAATCAAATAATTCTAACTTTCATCGCCACAATTCGACATAATTTTTCTCAGTAGAATGGTAAATTGTTATTGAAAAGGTGATATTTATGACAGTCAAGGAAAAAAAGGATATTGGGAGAATATTAAAGGAAAGATTAGATACATCAGAAAATACTCAGATAGAGATTGCAAAAAGTATTGGTATAACTAAAGGTTATATGAGCAAATTTCTCTCTGGGAAAGAGATAGCCTTTTGGATGGTTATTCAAGCTGTTCAATACATATCTCCTGATAAAGAAAAAGAATTGATGAAAGATTACTGTAAAAGTGGAATAGATAAAAAATACATTTTTTGCGCTTTGGAGTATTGTTATACACAAAAAATGTTCGATGTTATGAGATACTTGATTGTAGAATACTCAGCGGTTGCTCCTGAACCTTGTATACTGTATAAATGGATTTTGAATTATAGAGGAAATTTTGACATGCAGAATATTAGTAAGTTACGCATGAATAATTTCAAAACAAAAGAAGCAAAAACATTGTTGCTAATCCTTGAAACTTATGGTTACTATAATTTGGGAAAGTACGATATGGCCCATCTGTATATTAACAAAGCAGATTCTTGTATGAATAACATGAAAGATCCTTTTCTGAGGAAGAGTTTCAGTGCCAGAATAGATGAGGTATTAGCAAATGTTTACCTGAAGCAAGAAAATAATGTTGAACTTGCAAGACTTGCAGCCACTTCACTTCTTGAAAACAAAGTTAGTGAAAGTCATGAAATAACTGCTAACCATCTGCTTGCGTTATCTTATTTCTTAACATCTTATGAAAAATCAATAACTTATTATAATAAACTTTTAAATCTCATGGAGCAACATCCAGAAAGAATAGATGAGATTTTACAAAATAAAGAGGAGATAGCAATTTTACAATATTATTGGAAGACTAATATTGATTCTAGATATAATGTTTCTGAATTCACCAAAAATCTAAAGGAACATAAAAAATTATCTGACTATTATAGTGATGAACGCCTTAAACCATATGCATACTTATTCGATGGAGTAAAAGAAGTGAGAGCAGATAAAATTCTGTTATCACTTCACTATTTCTCAGAAAAAAGGGAGTATTTCAGAGCTAATATTCCTAAACTAGAGTTGCAAAAATTGGAACTTGACTATAAACTCTAATAGTCAGGAGGTGAACTCATGAAGTACTTAACCAAAGCATTGATTTTAGCTAGCATAATTCTGTTTGTTTCAGGGTACCAAGCCACTGTATCAACTACAGAACCTGTTTATCAAACCAAAGACGTAAAAGTAGGAATGTAAAGAGACGTTACCAGAAATGGTACCGTCTTTCGTGTTTTTATGGGAAGTTTCCTGTTTTCTGTTTTTGCGAAAACAGGAAACCCTTTAAAAATCCAGTCGCTCAAATCATAAAATAATAATAGATTAACTACATATACTAATAATTTTGTTCTAATTGAGGAGGGCTATTATGAAAATTGATATTGATTATGAAGAGTTCATGGACATAATTAAAGGCAATAAAGATCAACTGGATTCTTAATCTTTATTGCCTATGTTTTGTGAATTTCTATAACTTTCTAAAACAGTTATCATCACTTTTAACTCATCATCAGAAACAGGTTGTCCATTGTGAGTAATATTGTATTTTTCTTTTAAGTTTTCAATTGAAAGGTCTTTCTCAAACGTTAGAATTTTTTCACCAGGAGACATTTCTTCAATCTTATCATCTTCTAAGAAAAAATAAGATTTATGAACGCCAAAGTAATTGGCCAGTTTCTCTATCATATCCATAGAGGGTTTTTTCAAACCTCTTTCAAGTCTCGATAAATAGCTATGAGTAACATTAATTGCCTCTGCAACTTCTCTAAGTGTTTTTTTCTTTTGTTTTCTCAATGAACGAATTGACTCACCCATTTTGTTTTCCACGGTAAAACACCCACCTTATCTAGCTCAATTATATCACAGAATGTTCCTGTCATGAAAAATCTTTTTGTATAACTATTGTGTTAAAAATAAACCTGTGGTACACTTTTGGTACATCACAGACACCAAAGAGGGTGAATAAAGAATGTCTGTTTTCATTGAATTTGGAAAACTAGTCAGAAGAATTCGTATTGAAAGAAAGCTTTCTCAGACTGAATTAGGTGAAATAACCGGGTTTTCAGCTTCATTCATCAGTAGAATTGAGAATGGAAATGCGAAGCCAAGTATTGATGCAGTTGAAAAAATTTCAAAAATATTAAATATAGAGGTGAAATTTTTTTGACAAATTAGGTGTCTGTGAGGAAACAAAATGTTAGGGGGAGTTACATGCACTTAAATCTATTTGTTGCCCGTAAGGAAAAAAGGATGTCTCAAAGAGAAATAGCTGAATTGATTGGAACACACCCACAAACTTATCATCTGAAAGAAACTGGGAAAAGAGATTTTCTGCTTGATGAAGCTTTAACTATCGCTAGTTTTTTTGGTCAAAAAGTGGAGGAATTATTTAATAAAGAGGAGGTTAAATCATGAATAAAAAAACAAGTGAACCAAAACTTCAAAGTAAAAAAAAGAAAAAAAGCAACCTGTTCGTTGGGGAAATTTTCTTTGGAACAGAAGACAGAGAAAAACTCTTCACTGAGGCTGTGGCGCCTTATTACACACCAGTAAAAAAAGAAAAGAACAAAAAAACTAAAGAGGTTTGAAACTTTTGTTTCACCTTTTTTTAAAGGACAAGCTAAACACAAAATGAGGTGATTAAAACATGGCTAAATATAGACATGTTCACACGACTTTTTGGCAAGATCCAAAAGTCACGGAAGAACTGACACCAGAAGATAGATACTTTTATTTGTACCTTATTACAAACCCAAACACCACTCAAATAGGAATATATCCAATTACCAAGAAACAAATGGCTTTTGATTTAGGGTACTCGATTGAGTCGGTCAATAGCTTGATGGATCGCTTCGTAAATCATCACAAACTGATACTTTACAACAATGACACAAGGGAAATGGCAATAAAGAATTGGCCTAAATACAACTTGAATAAAGGTGGAAAGCCAATATTAGACTGTGTCACTAAAGAATTGAGAGAGGTTAAAGATAAATCTCTCATGAATGTACTTTATCCAAAAATCGAGAATACCAGCATTAGAGAAGTGTTTGAACGATACGCCGACGATACGTTGCACGATACGTCGACGACAAGCGGACAAAAAGAAAAAGAAAAAGAAAAAGAAAAAGAAAAAGAAAAAAAAGATATATTGTCGGGAAACCCGACTGCTGATGAATCAGAATCAGCTATTCCTTTCAAACTCATAACGGATCTTCTCAATCAAATGTCAGAAAAAAATTACCGGCACACCACACCAAAGACACAGCAACTTATAAAAGCAAGGTGGAACGAGGGATTCAGATTCGATGATTTTAAAAAGGTCATCTTAGCAAAATGCTTTGAATGGCGTGATAACTCTGACATGAGTAAATACCTTCGTCCCGAAACACTTTTCGGTTCAAAATTCGAAGGTTACTTAAACAACAGTGATGAGGTGATAAAGCGTGCACAGCATAAAGGCGGTGGCAGCCGAAGTAACCGACAAAATGACCTTCCATTCTGATTACTGTAATAAGCACACATACACTCGTGGCAGTGAAGATGTTGTAAAACCTGTCCGAATGATGGTCATGAATGGGAAAGTAATTTGCCCACGATGTGAACTGGAAGAAGAGTCAAAGAAATTGCAAAAAGAATTAGAAAGTCAAATTGAATATAGCCAGCGACAGAAAAAATTTAACACGTTGGAAAAACGTAGCATGTTCAGGGATCGAACTGTCTCACAAGCAACATTTGAAAATTACAATGTTGCTGAGCCAGAAGAGACCAAGAATAAAAAAAGAATGATGGATCTTGTTAAACACTTGCAACAAGGTGAAGTGTTCAACATATTTTTGCAGGGCCATCCGGGAGTGGGGAAGAGTCACCTTGCATATGCAGCACTTAGAGAACTTAATATGCCTCCTGATCCCGACAACCCTAAAGACAAAGGTCGATCCTGCTTGTTTATCAATATGGAAGATGCTGCTACGGCAATTAAAGATTCATTCAGCAACAAAGAGAGCAAGTACACTGAAGCGTATGTGACTCAGTTGATGGGTGAAGCCGATTATCTCGTGATAGATGACATCGGTGCAGAAACAGGGTCTGAACATTCGGATAGTAAAGCCAGTGATTTCATTCATCGTCTCATCTATAAAGTCACATCTGCTCGGCAGGATAAAGTGACGATTTATACAACAAACCTCACTAGCGAAAAGCTGTATCAAATGTATGACAGCAAGCTAGTATCACGCATCACCCAAAAGCAGCAATACATCATTTTTAAAGACACATCGGACAAGCGTAAAGAAGTATTGCCGTTCTAGGGGTGTAAAACATGAGCAAAATCACATCTGACAAGGTTGATTGTTTAATAGATCAGCTGGAAGTAAGTCTGAAAGAATATAAAAAACATAAGGAGGTGCGCTGAATATGAAAAAAGGCGGCAGAAAACCAACTCGCTCAGAAAGAAAAATCCTAGTAGTGAATGGGTTGAACCCTCGTTACTGGCACGTGGAAAAGAATCTGGCAACATCCATGCATATTGTGCATAAAGAGGTTGGGCGAAGAAAGGAAATTGCGAAATGAGTGTCACTAGAATCATTTTGGATCATGTCAATTTTGAATGGACGATTGTGGGCCTTAAACGGTTTTTGGATTACTGGTACGAAGGCAGGTCTTTAAGTGAAATGGCCGAGCTATTTCGCAGGCCAGAAGAAGAAGTGTTAATTCTGATGATTGATTTTTCGAAAAGAGGAAAGATCAAGGAGCGCCCGAACGGTGTCGGCGCAAACGAGCCTATGTACATCAAAAAGAGCGTCATGATGGCGAAGAAGCGAGAATTACGCAAGTTGTTTGAAGATCAACCCGTTTACTACGCCTGCCCGTCCAGCGACTTCATATGGGATGAAAAAGACATCATTTTATTTAGAGAAATGTGGCAGAACCATGAGCCGATCAGACACATTGCAAACCGTCTGGCCCGCAATGTCGATGAAATTCTGCTGCTGATTATAGATCAAGCCGAGTTAGGCAAGATCGAACCACGTAAAGGCGGCGCGCTAGGAAAGGAGTACAAGCAGCATGAAAAGAAAAAGCATCCTGTTGCCATTTGAGAAAGCAACGGCAAGACAACTCGAAGTCATTGCGAGATATGAAGAATGTCCGAAACAACTAAAAACAGCAGCCGTGCGCCAACTTAAACAGAGGGGAGGCATCAAGTGATGACTAAAGAGGATAGAGCTTTAATGATCGAATGGTTGAGCCTCACGAACGTTGGACGAGATTATTGTGAGGGCTTATCAGACGAAGAACTCGAAAGAATCTATAACCTTAACGTTCCGCAACGTGATGAATAAAAGGAGGTGAGCATATTGGAAAATGTAGCGAATCCATACAAAGCAGGTCCAGTGAAAGCGTGGGTTATGTCAGAGGAAGAACTAACAACTTATAGGCAGCAACATCCACCCAAACCATATAAAAAGAGACTCAAACGTAAAGACTGGCGTTGGCAGCGCACAGATCAATCCGTAGAGTCTCAGCGGTAGAATTCACATCAAAATGTGAGTAATTAAGCCCATGTATCTTAATTATATCACATGGAGTGATCAAAGTGAATGAACCACAACGAATCACATTAGAAAAAAACGACCTTTTTTTTACAGCTGATGTTGAACCGGGGAAAATTCAAGTGATTGTCCTAGACGGGATTAATAACACAGCTCATATAACAGAAGCACCAGAGCACGGACACACGATAATCGAAACCATTAAAGGCAAATTAGATCGAATACGTTTTGACTACGGATTCAAATTCAATAAATAAGCAGGGGTTGTTCATCCCCTGCGGGGGAGGAAAAACCATGAGTAACAAACTCAAAAAAGGCGACATGGTCGTAATGCATACATGCTTAGAAGCAAAATTGAACGAGGGAAGAGTATGGAAGTGTAAAGGTGATGAATTTAATCCAAGCGCACCTGCTGTTTTCCTAGAAGGTTTTTCAGGACACTTCGCCGTTGAATTTCTGCAAAAAGTGGACGTACCTGTCATTGAGTCAGAAATGGACCTATACAACGAGATTCAGCGCCTAAAGCAAGAATTGAGGTTCTCAAACAAAAAGAATGAGCAGTATTTAAATGAATGGAAAAAGGCTGAAACACAGGCAAACAGAGCTACGGAGCAACTAGCCGATGTCACCATTGAACTGAAAAACTTACAGCGATCTTTACTAATGGAGGCGGGGAAATAATGAGTCTTCCAGCTGCAAAAGTCGAGTTAACTAGAGAACAAGCGGAGGCATTAGAAGCACGCGTGAACTATTATGAGGCGATCTGGATTAAACGGGGCGCTAGATTAAACAATATGATTGCACTAGATCATTGGCTAATTAAAAAAGGTGAAGAACCGCCGTGGGAACTAATATATGAACCTTTGAACGATGTTGATCTGCATGATTTAATGAGTGCTTTAACAAATGGCTATGTGGTGAAGGAGGAGCAAAAATGAGTCTACCAAAACACGTTGAACTGTTTCAGGCAGTCAAAGCCTGCAAAAACAAAGCGATGACAATAGATGCTGCAGCTGCTCACTTAGGCGTACCGAAATTTTTTGTACCAGTGCTTGCTGATTATTGTCCTGATCTAATCATAGAGGGCAATGTAGTCATGGCAAAAAGGGAATCAAACGGCCCTGTGATCTTCACATTGCTGTTTTTCATGGCGGTCATTGCTATTGCTGGATTACTTGGAAATTAAACGCCTAGCGGCTTAGGAGGAAAAAATAATGAACCTTGAAAAAATGTTTAAAATGCAGGCGGAGTTAGACCGCCGAATCATCCGAGAAAAAGGGCTGGAAGGTCAAGACCTGCTGCCTAACACATATGTTGCACTCATCACAGAACTAGGCGAATTCGCTAATGAAGGGCGCTGGTTCAAGCATTGGAGTGATGACCAAAGAGCCAGAAATCAAGATCGTTACTTAGAATATCGAACTGAGGCTCTAGGTGGAAATCAATGGGTAGAGAAAAACCCACTCTTAGAAGAATATGTGGACTGCCTGCACTTCTTCTTATCAATTGCGATTAAAAAGGGATGGAAAGAAGAGTTAAATGTATCAAAAGAAGCGATTGAGGATTTCAAAGAAGCAGGATTTGACGGAGGGCTTTCAGGAGTTTTCGTGGAGATGCAATGGAGCTTATTGAATTCTCGAATGCTCAAGGATGAAGAAAGTAAAAAACAACACTTCCATATAGCTTGGGGATTGTTCTTGGCAATTGGAATCGTTGGCTTCGGCTTCACTTTAGAGCAAATCGAAGAAGCGTATATGAACAAAAACGCCGTCAATCACAAGCGGCAGCAGGAGGGCTACTGAATGACGAGCGTAAAAACTGAATTAAATAGGCTTATAGAAATCACTGAGAAAGTATCACCTAAAGTATTTATTAATCACAATAATGAGTTGATCTTAGTTCCAACCAAAAATATTTATTTTAGATTAGAGGATGTTAAAACAGTCCTAGATTTAAAATGTAAGGTTTTAGCTTGGCTATCTCGACCAAGTTGCAAAGGAGTAAGTCACTACTGGCAAAAGAGAGTGCTTCAAATATTCAATGAGTTTTTAGGGACTAACTTCTCTAAAGAAGAAATGGACAAGGTTTATACTCACTTAGGAAATGATGTTAATAGAGAATTGAGCATTAGTTTTATTGAATCAGGTTATGAGCTGTTGGTATTACCCAATGAACAACTAGCACAGGAGCAAGCCTGATGGACATTGTAATCAGATACGTTTTCAAGCACAGATCAACTGGAAACATTGAAATCAAAATATATTCAATCAGCCAACTAGAAGAGCGGCCAGCACAAAATCTGTCGCCTTGCTTTGATACTACTGAATACGAATTGATTGCACGGAACTTGTTCGCTGGATTGGAAGATAAGAACGGTGTTTGGATTTATGAGGGTGATACTGTCCGTTTAAGAAATGAATCAGGATTTACATCTTTAGGAGAAGTACAGTTTAGCGACGGTTGTTTCGAAGTTAAATTTCAAAGTGGTTTACCAGTATTTAATGGAGCGCGTCATCAATACACGAAATACCAAGACTACGTGAAAGTATTTGCTGCTAATCACGCGATTGAGGTTGTCGGAAACATCTATCAAAATCCCGTTCTTCTAAAGGAGAGAGCATGATGAAATTAAATAAACCATTAAAACTATCAAATTTACCACATCATATCGAGGTTGGTAACGAAGAAACGCATGATATTTACATGGTAGCCGAGCTTATTGATGAGATTAGAGACGGTGAAGCCTCTCCTGAAGGTAACTGGTTTCTAATTAAAAGGAAACGTTGGGAACCAAATGCGAGCACCATGATTGATAGATATTTAAATGCTGAGCAGGGTGAGATGTATGAAGATTGGGATGTGCGTGCCAACGATTGTTTTACAAAAGAAGTCGTTGAAAAAATTCAAGAAGTCTTAAATCATGCTTTCAGAGGTGATTATGCAACATCCTATTGGACGTATGAGCAACGTGTAGAGATCGACATTTTTCCACAGTTGAAGGAGGAAGCACAATGAACGAAAACAACCCGATTATCTCATCTGTAATTACAAAGCTGCACAAGCAGCAGGAAAAAGGCCTGAAAAAGTACGGGGTTGAGGTTGAAACCTCTTCCTATGATTTGAAAGGCTGGTTGCGACATGCTCAGGAAGAAGCAATTGATTTTGCGACATACCTTGAAACGGCCATTCAGTTGCTAGAAGAACAAGTTAAAAGCAAAGAAGAAGAAATGAAGTTTTATGAGGTAAACGAGCCATATTACGCGCTGATCAAAGCGAAGTCCAAAGAAAACGTCGTTAGAATTTATGGTGATAACGTTGCAGATGATGGAGACGAATTGAAAATTTCCGAAGTCACTGAAACCTATGCAGCAATCAGACACAGTCGGACATTAGGCGAGGACGGAAAACCATTATCGGTTAAAGAAGTGCTTGAGGACATAACTAACGATAATGAAATGGTTCTGGGAAGAGACGGTAACTTGGTATGAAGAAATCACAAGATATCATTCGAGTTCAACTTTTCGATAGAGGCTTGCCAGTTGAAGAAAACTTCTTCTTATACATCGAGAATGCCCAAAAATGCTTTGACCAACACATAAAGGATCATTCTAATGATCTAGCTTCAAAAGAGGATTTACACGGGTCAGAGCCATTAAAAATAAACACAAAAATTAACGGTAGAGACAAGGAAGCCACAATGCACGTTTGGAGCAAAGTATCGTCTGAACATAATGAGTACGATATTGAACCGATGTCCGTTTCGCTGGAATTCATAAAAGCTGAGGATTGAAAGGGGAATGAAGATGAAAAAACTACTAATCACACTAACTATTATTATTGCGGCGGTGCTTTATGCACCATCTGCTCAAGCTGTTTGGTCAAACTGGCAAACCGAGGGATATGGTCATCAAGCGAGAGTTTTCACCGATGATACCAATTACTATGCAGGTGCCAAGACAATTGACTGGAGAGCGGAAAAGAAAGGGACGAGCACGCTATACTACACCGCTGGAGTTTATAAAAAGCGAAGCGGTGGCGGCTTAACAGATACGAATCTTGTGCAAAGAGGCAGCTTCAAAGCGGCCACGCCTCTAAAGTCGTTTAGTGTTAAAGAAATTCGCAAGCGTACCGGCAGAGGAACATACGTGATCCAGTTGGACTGCTACACGGATTCAGCAAAGAAAAAATACATCGGAACCTTTGAATCCGTTAAATTTAATATCAGATAAGGGGGAGCGAAAATGATAATCAAATTTGATAGATCAGAACTAGCGGCCATCAAGGACAACATTCTACACACAAAAATGCACGGCCATAAGTTAACGGAAACAGAAAAATGGATTTTAGCAAAGGTTAATGCTGCTTTATCAGAATTGGAGGGAACTGAATGACAAATAAAATCGTATGTCCTCATTGCAAGAGTGCTGGCGGATTCTTCACAAAAGAGAGAGTAACTGGCTCAGCTCACATCTACTACAATTCAGTTGGGGATGTAGAAATAGAACAAGGCTCTATGTATGACAACCTAAGACACTACGGAGGCACAAAAGCCTATTGCAGAGAATGTCAAAAGCTACTTGGTAAAACAGAGGAACTGGCATCGGGGAATAAAGAGGAAGAAACAATATGGAGGTAGCGGAATGAATCAGTATAGGGTTTATGACAAAAGAACAGATGAAACTTTGTTTCAGTCTAAAGATAAAACTGCTTGTTATTTTTTCATACAAAACAACTATGACGAGAGTGACGATGATTGGGAACATATTTTTATAGAGTTTAGAGTCAATTAAATAAGTCCAAGACGGAGAGCCTGCGGACACTGATCAACACCTTTTAAGGGTGCTGGTTGGTGTCCGTTTTTTATTTGTCTGAACGGAGGATGAACATGAAGAAGGAGAAACCAAAAAAACAGCCGCAGCAGCTTACAGAAAGAGAGATAAAAGAGCTCATGGGGCAAAACATGCAAAGACTGAAAAGAGCCAAAGGCGGGGCCATGCGTCGAAAATAAAGGGAGTGACTGGGATGACTAATAAAAATGATAAGAATCCAAACGAACAAACAGATCAAATGAATTTAGATATCCCTCAAATTGACGAGGAAAAAACAAGATTCAAAATGGAAAAGATGATGGAAAAATATAAAATGCTTAGGTTGCAAACGCCGGAAGATTTTCTCCCAAAAATCACTACAACATATACCATTACGCCGCCTAGTTTCTCAAATCAGTTTCATTCATCGACCGAGGATGCAGCCCTAAAAAAAATGGATTGGGAGCTTGAGCGGGAAAAATACATGAAGCGAATAGAAAGGGGCATTAATCGTCTTACACAAAGAGAGCGCCGCATCTTGGTCATGCTTTACATGCAAGACGAAGAAATGTTTGATTATGAGATTTACGCAGATATGGGCCTCAGCCAGCGGAACTATTACCGATTCAAAAATAAAGCATATTATAGACTGGCCTTTGCTTTGAGAGAAGAAGTGTACAAGCAGGGGGATAAATCATGAATTTTGTTCAGCCGATAAGGAACCTTGATCAGATCCATTATATAAAGAAGTATTTAGGTGAGAGAAACAAACGAAACCTGCTACTGTTTGTGGCGGGAATCAATCTGGGCTTGCGCATATCCGATCTGCTGGAATTAAGGGTGAAGAACGTGAGAAAACAGTACGTATCCCTTAGAGAACAAAAAACAGGTAAAGAGAAAAGAATCAAAATAAACAAGACGCTTCGAAAAGCGATAGATCAATATATTAAAGACAAAGATGATCAAGAGTATCTATTTAAAAGTAGAGAAGGACTCAACAAACCAATCAGTCGCAGCAGCGCATACAACATCTTGAGAGAGGCAGCGGAGTATGTTGGGCTTGATAGCATAGGTACACATACATTAAGGAAAACATTTGGATACTGGCATTATAAGAAGTTCAAGGATGTGGCCTTGCTGCAAGAAATATTCAACCACTCAAGCCCAGATATTACATTGAGATATATCGGGATCACACAGGACACAATGGATAGAACAATGGACGACTTTGGCTTATAGGCTCATCTGTTTAAATGGCAGGTGGGTTTTTTTGCGCTCTTTTTCATCAACTAACCATAATGAGAAAATGTCCAACTCATTTTAAGGAAATGGCTGAAAAGCAAGAGGGACAAAGGATTCAGCGATTCCCTGAGTTAGACACAATATTAGATATGGTTAATTGGTGGATAATGTGTATAATTAAGGAAATGTTAATAGGGAGGTTAAATGTTGGTTAATCTAATTATACAAATCATATCTTCAATGGGAACTACCATAGCTGCAATATTTACTGCAAAAGCCGCCATTCAAGCGAAAAAAAGTAATGAAATTGCTATTTCTCAATTAAATAAAAATAGAAGGGTAAACATAGTGTTGCCATTTAAAAAATTTGAAGCCAATATGGTTCAATCACTTTATCGAGATTGGCCAATTAGCCTTGAAGATTATATTGAGAAATATGAGTCTCGTTTTTATTTAGAAGTTTATAACGCAGGTAATGTTCCAGCAGAGGATGTTACTTTTCATTTCGAATCTGGTGGACTATTTAATTTTAGTTATGACTACTCAAAAGATAATAGTGGCTTCACTGGTTATAAATCTCACTATTTTCACATATCTGAGTTAGAAGATAAATCACATATTCACTTTTTTAGAGGAGAAAAAGAGGAATATAATGCTGAAATGAATTTTAGTAATGATAAATTTTTAGGAACAATTCTCCCTGTTGAAATAGGAAAAGATGCTATCAAAGTGCATCTACCTAAGTGGTACATATTTTTGGTGAATTTAAAGGCGTTTAATAGTAATTTAAATATAATTGATTTAAAGTTAGTTTTTAATTATACAGACCCTAACGATCAATCAAAAAAGTGTTCAAAAACTATTTTAATTGAACCACAGTTTTTCTCATTCTCTAAAATTGATGACAATGAATATTCTGAGGGTATTTACAAGTATAATATTATGGGGCAGTTTATTTCTCGATAAATGTTTTGGCACACTTTTGGCACGATCTTGGCAAAGCGTTTTGTCTGAGAGCGGTTATGATAGTATTAAGTGATAAATTGAGAGCGGCTTCCATTGTGGAGGTCGTTTTTTCGTTCGACAAATTCTGCGTTTTATAAAGAGTTCAACTTCTTCAGACGATATTTTATCTGAAAGGAGTGTTTTATTTTGCCAACAAAAAAAGTAACCTATGATTTTTACACATTTAAGTGTCAGTCTGATCAAAATGCATTATTGAATGCGTTGGAAAATGAAATAAAATTACGCAATAATGAAGAAATTAATAATATCTCATTATTCGATTTTGTCGCGAGAATATGGGATATAGAGAAAACAAATGAAGGTTTTTATATTTGCAACGTCGAAAAAATAAATGTTCAAGACGAGGCGAATATTGGAGATCTTGAAGCAAAAAGAACAACTATAGCAACGACACCTACTCAAGGTCCGTTGTTTGATACAGCGTTCATGTATAATCCGAAAAATGAAGTTATTGTACTTCAAAGAAACTGGAAGGGGTTGACTTACAAATCTTTTCTTACATTCCTTCATAAATTAACAAATAATGATGAGGTTAAACTCGAAATTATAATAGATCCAGATATACTTGTGAAATTAGATAAAATGGATTTAGTTAAAAAGGTTCATTATACAATATCAAATCCAACAAATTTAAAGTTTGCAGAAAATAGTAATCGTGGAGTCAATGGTGACTTAGAGGTTGCGAAGAATTTATTAGGAAATTCTATGAGTGTAGTAATTGGATCAGATAGAGGTAAACAGCTCTCGTTAGAAATGGCAAAGAAAAAAATTAAGTCTCTTCTTAAATTTCCTGAAAACATTTCAAAATTAGATGTTCGAGGTCAAGTTGACGAAAATATGGAAACTATTCACCTAGTAAAACATAAGGTTACTCATGTTGAAATATTCAAATTGAAAAAAGAAGAAAGATTAACTGTTACTAAGATTCTGGGAGCATTACCAGTTGCATATAAAGCACATGAAACTGATTTAAATAGGATGTATTTGAATAGAGAAGAGAAAAATTAAGAGGGTGAAATAATGCAAATAATGCTAGAAAAAGCTTATCCGCTAATAGGTGGTTTTCTTGGTGTAATACTAGCTTTTATTTCTAAGTTTAATTTATTAGAAATAGAAAGTTATAAAGAAATAATGTCTTCTTCAATAAGCCTTGGTTCAATAGCAGTTGGTTTTCTAGCAGCGGCCATTACTCTTTTGCCTTCTCTATCTAATAATGAATTGGTAAAGAACTTAAAAAGGTTAGGGGCTTACCAAAAGTTACTATTGTATATTATTAAAGCGATCATAGGTTTGTTTATAATATCAATTTTATCAATTGTAGGTCTTTTCATTACTAATATTTCAATAGGAATTGTAAGGGACCTTTTCGGTTATACATGGATATTTATTTTCATAGTGGCTATCTTATCTATTATTAGAGTTATTCATCTGTTCTTAAAATTTCTAGTCTTGACTCAAAATAATATCGACTAAGATCATAAAAATTTTAAAGAAAAACATAGTGTTTAATTGCATAAAGAATTTTGTGAATATCACTGGCTTAAAAATTGTATATATCGAACTAGCATCCTTCGGGGTGCTTTTTATTTTGGGGAGGAACACAACGTGGACAACTCACTCAGGGAACTAATCATTAACACAGCAATTGGACACGCAATAAGGACAGACCAATTGTATAACGGTCTTAAGGCCCTTAATATAAGGGGATGCATATGGTCGGATGGGGAGATTATCAGAGGGTTAGGGATGCTTGGGTCTTATGGTGTGAGGGATAGGCAAGCAATAGACAGCCTCCTGCATGTCAGCCAGACTCTGACCTATGAAGCAGCTCGATCCTATCTAACATCATATCAACGGGAGTACAGGGAGTTTTATGCTGTACAGAAAGTAGGGCATCTTCATGCCTTTGTTTTGTTTGCGATGATAGATGAGAGGAAAGCTGGTGAATCCAATGCCACCTAAACCATTGAGGGAGTGTAAGGTGCGTGGGTGCAGAGAGTTAACAAGGGATGGTTATTGTCCTACTCATGCTGATGGTAAGCAGCAGGAAGCGAAGTATTACAACAAACATGTTCGAGATAAACAATCAACAAGTTTTTATAAATCAAGAGAATGGAAACAGACAAGACAACTTGTTCTAATGCGAGACAATTACCTTTGTCAAAGTTGTTTAAAACAAGATCGTGTCGTTCCTGCTGTCATGGTTCATCACATAGTGGAGCTAAAACAGGATTGGAACAAACGATTAGATTTAAATAACCTCGAAAGCATGTGTAATAGCTGTCACAACAAGGTTCATGGCAAGCGAGGGTCATAGTACCCCCCGGTGTTAAAACCCTAGAAAACGGCTTCGTGAAGATCGGTGAGCCGTCGTCTGCAAACAAACACCGCTTTTCAAAGTTTCCGAAAAACAGAAAACCCCCTCGGCGAAAATACCGAGAGGGCTTGATACGACTGGTTTTGTTGTTAATTCGATCATAGCATGATTTCACTCAAAAACAAGCATAAATTTGAAAAATTCGAAACGGAATGAGGTGAAAAATATGCCGAGACCTGCAAAATCCGCAACTCTTCAATTGATACAAGGTAACCCAAACAAGAAAAATACTGACGAATTGGAAATGCGCGCCGAGCAAGAACAGAAAATGAAAATGCGATCAAACAATATCAAACCTCCATCCTGGTTAGATAAGGTTGCTAAAAAGGAATTCAAACGGATTGCCGAGCTATTAAAGGAAGTGGACATTATAACGGAGGCAGACATCAGCATGTTGGCCGCCTATTGTAATGCCTATTCTCAATATATTTCTATTACCAAGGTGATAGAGGAAGACGGACTCATGGTTCATAAAGATGGATTTGATGAGGACGGAAATCCAATTGAATTGATTGGAGAAGAACACCCATTATTGAAAAGACAAAAGAACTTCTTTGATCAAATGAAGTCAGCTGCAAACGACTTTGGTCTTACTCCATCAGCCCGTGCAAAACTAGCGATCACTAAAACACAGGAGATCAGAGAAAAGACTGCAGCGGAAAAGGAGTTTAATGTATGACACTTAAACAATTTATGATTGGTTATTCACGTGATGTTATATCAGGGGAAATTTTTGCGTGTCTAAAACACCAATGGGCCTGTGCACGCTTTTTAAAAGATATTGAAAGAGAAGGAACAGCAGATTTCCCTTATTTCTTTGATGACGAGAAGGCAAGACGATTTCTATTCTGGATGACACAATTTAAACATACAAAGGGTCCATTGCAAGGAGAAAATATTGTACCTGAACCGATTCAGATTTTTATTTTCGGTAATATTTACGGTTGGGTTCATAAGGATACCGGATACAGGAGATTTAAAAAGGCTTATTGGCAAGTTGGTCGTAAAAATGCCAAAACTCAAAGTCTTGCTTGTGTAGGATCGTATGAGGCATTTGCAAATGATGAATACATGTCTGAGGTGTATATTGGTGCAACAAAAGCAGAGCAAGCCAAAATATGCTGGAATGAAATTAAAGCTCAAATCAGCAAGTGTGAGCTGCTTAATGTACCTGAAAAAAAATACCGGGTCGCCTATGGACAAATAGAACACCTTAAAACGTTGTCGAAAATTGAGGCGCTATCAAAAGATGCAGGGAAAACAGGTGATGGTTTTAACCCTCAATGCGGCATTATTGATGAATATCATGCTCATAAAACATCTGAAATATATGATGTTCTTGCATCAGGGATGGCAACAAGAACACAACCACTCATGATGATTATTACGACAGCTGGATTTGAATTAAATAATCCTGCGTATAGAGTAGAGTACCAATATGTTTCTAAAATTGTCGATCCAAACAATGTAGAAACAAACGATCAATATTTTGTCATGATTAATGAACTTGATCCAGGTGATGACATCAAAGATGAACGAAATTGGATTAAAGCAAATCCGATTGTTGCTGCTAATGAACATGGCTTGAATTTCTTGCGCGGAGAGTTAGAGGTGGCCCTTGCAGTTCCAGAAAAAATGCGTAATTTCTTAACCAAAAACATGAACATCTGGGTTAATATGCGTGATGGTGGATATATGGACATGCAAGCGTGGTCTGATTGCGGGAAACATGAGAGTCTTCCTGATCTTTATGGTAAAGAGTGTTATGTAGGCATCGACTTGTCAAAACGAATCGACTTAACTGCTGCAAGTTTTGAATTCCAACTTGAAAACGGTATGTATTATGTAACATCACATGGGTTTATGCCCGAAGACACATTTCATGAGCGAATGAAAACAGATCGTGTCCCTTATGATCTGTGGGTCAAGAAAGGCTGGCTCACGCTTACTGATGGTGCTGTCGTTGATTACGACTATATACGTGCTTATATCAAACGACTTGAGGAAGAAAAAGGGTGGAAAATTAAAGAGATTGGTTATGATCCATATAATGCTACGCAGTTTGCGCAGCAGATGGAAGCGGATGGGTACGTTATGATCGAAATTAGGCAAGGGGTGCAAACCTTGTCTGAGCCGACAAAAGATTTCCGAGAGAAAGTCAAAGCGCGAAAGATCATTCATGATAATAATGACCTTCTGACTTGGGCGATGGGGAACGCTGTGACAAAGATTGACGCGCAGGAGAATATCATGCTTGATAAATCAAAATCGTCACAACGTATTGATCCAGCAGCTGCACTTATAAACGCTCATGTGAGAGCAAGTCAAGTAAATCAGCAATTTGACTTAAATGAATATATCCAGTCTGGCCAATTTAGTTTTTAGAAGGAGAGCTATTGAATGAAAGAATGGTCAAAATACTTAGAAGATGTTTTCCTTTTACTTGGTATGATTTTGATAGCAATTGCATGTTTTAGGATATCAGTAAACACCGGGCTTTTTGTCTCAGGTGTTTTTTTCGTTTCCACTGCTTTTTTAATTAGCAGAATCACCCTGAATCAAAATAAAGAAGATGAAATAGACAGGGGTGAATGAATTTGTTATTACGAGGACGACCAAAGATTGAAAATCGTGTAGCGGAAGAAGATAGCGGATCTCTATTGAGTCCTGCTAAGTGGTTTCGGAACATATTTGCAGGTGTTGAAACGTCATCAGGGGAGCATGTCTCTTCTGATAATGCGATTTTGCATCCAGATGTGTACGCTTGCGTGAAAGTGCTTGCCGAAGATGCAGCCAAACTCCCTATAAAATTATTTCAGAGCAAAGAAGGAAGCGTAAAGACTATTCAAAACGACATTAGCAGGATGATTTTGCATAAGGTAAACCCGTATATGACCAGTTTTACGTGGAAAGCTCTTGTCATGTTGAGAATGGCAACCTGGGGAAACAGTTACAATCGTCTTGTCTATAATCGTGATGGGGATGTCGAAGCGATTTACCCACTTAATCCCGAGTCAACAAATACAAATATTGACCCGGATACGGGGAAGGTTTGGTACTCAACTACGATCAATGGAAAGTATATTGAACTGCACTATCATGAAGTCCTGCACTTCAAAAACCTATCTTTAGATGGCATCGTAGGTCAAACGCCTATATCTGTTATTCGAGATAATATTGGATCAAATAGGGCAGCTACAAAATTCAATGCTAAGTTTTACAAAAATGGCGGGGCACCGTTTGGTGTAATCAAAACACCGTCTTTGTTGAATAGAGAGAGTAAGAAGGTTCTTAGAGATGATTGGGAAGAAGTCAACGCAGGTCAATCCATTGCGGTACTTGATGCGGGTCTTGATTATTCACAAGTAACAATGCCTATGAAAGATGCTCAATTCATTGAATCTATGAAATGGAATCGTCAGCAAATAGCCTCTATCTACAAAGTGCCACCTCATAAAATTGGAGAATTAGACCGGGCGACCTTTTCGAATATTGAGCAGCAGTCTTTGGATTACGTGAAAACAACCCTGCAGCCTATCGTGACAAATATTGAACAAGAATTGAACGATAAAATCCTTACGCCTGCTCAATTAAAAGAAGGATTTTATTTTAAGTTCAATTTAGAAACAGAACTACGTGGAGACAGTAAAACAAGAGCTGAATTTTACGAAGTCATGCAGCGTGTCGGGGCATTCACTATTAATAAAATTCTAGAAAAAGAGGATATGACAGGTATTGGTGAAATCGGTGATGAGCATTTTGGTAATTTGAATCTAGTTCCCCTTTCAATCATGAAAGAATATCAGTTAAGCAGGGTGAGTAAGAGGAATCTGAAAGGGGGTGACGGAGATGAAGAAAAACAAGAAGTATTGGAACATGAAGCCACTGAATAATGTTTCTGCAGAAATAACTTTGTATGGTTCCATTACTGGAGAAGGTTGGTTTAGTGAAAGTTCTTCTAAAGCATTTCAAGCAGATTTGAAAGATTTGGGCGAAGTTGCCGAAATTGACCTTTATATTAATTCACCGGGTGGTGATGTATTTGAGGGACAAGCAATTCACTCGATGCTGCAGCGGCATAAAGCGAAGATCAACGTTTATGTCGATGCGTTAGCAGGAAGCATAGCTTCTGTCATAGCAATGGCTGGCGACACTATTACGATGCCGAGTAATTCAATGATGATGATCCATAACCCTTACATGGGTATGATCGGTAATGCTGCGGAATTTAGAAAAGCTGCAGAAGACTTGGACAAAATCACTGATAGCATTGTTTCAACCTATTTGGCAAAGGCAGGAGAGAAACTAGAAGAATCGATCTTGCGTGACCTTTTAGATAATGAAACATGGTTAACAGCTGATGAGGCGTTGCAATATGGTTTAGCTGATGCAGTCACCGAGGAGAAGAATGTTGCAGCTCAGATAGATGAGACCATTGTTTCTCAGTTCAAAAACGTACCTGCTAAGATCGCTTCAAAACTATCCAAAGAACCTGAAAATCAAGAGAACACCATAAGCTTGAAACAACAACAGAATGCCATACATGCAGCACTCCTAGAAATTTAGGGGTGTTTTTTTATGGGAAATTTGAGGAGGAAACCATTTTGGAAAAATCAAAAACACAGAACAAATTGTTGCGTCTGCCTATTCAATTCTTCGCTAAGGAAGGTATGACAGTAAAAGAAAGAGAACTCCGCCAAGCTTTAGCGGAAAAACGTGATAAGATCATGGCCCTAAATGATGAGGGCAAGGTTGATGAAGCGAAAACAATGCTTGCTGAGGCACAGGTTTTGAAAGAACAAATTCAAAACTATGAAGAAATGCGAAATATGTACGTTGATTACGGTGATGAGGATCAGCAGGATGATCAGGATGTTAAATCACAGGTGGTATCAAACGATGTCAGCGGTAAACAAGTATTAAATCATACAGAATTATTTGCTGATGCCATCATAAAAGGTAGGGCACCAAAACCATTGGCTGCAATGAAAGAGTCTGTGGATGAAGATGGGGGCTTAATTGTTCCAGAAGATATCACCACAAAGATCAACGAAAGACGACGTCAATTTGATACGCTGGCTAATCTGGTTGATGTTATTCCAGTTGGCACAAATAAAGGTGCAAGAACGCTTGAAAAGAATGCTGATATGCAGCCTTTGGTCGATATTGATGAATTAGAAGATATTGAAGAATTGGAAAATCCAAAGTTTGAGAGAATTAAATACGACATTAAAAATCGAGCTGGTATTTTAATTCTTTCAAATGATCTATTGAGTGATACAAGGGAAGCACTCATGCAATTCTTAGTCAATTGGTTAGGGAAAAAATCGGCTGTTACACGCAACGTGAACATCTTGAAAGTATTGAACAAATTAGACAAAAAAGCTGTTTCCACCACAGATGACATTAAAGACATCACAAATGTACAGCTTGATCCAGCTATTAATGAAACTTCGGTATTTGTCACAAACCAGTCAGGATTTAACTATCTTGATAAGTTAAAAGACAACCAAGGAAGATATCTTTTGCAGCCAGATCCAACAAACAAAACAAAGAAACAATTATTTGAAAAAACAGTACATGTAATTTCAAATAAATATCTTCCGAATGGTGGTACTAAAACAAAACCTAAATATCCACTGATTATTGGTGATTTGTTTGAGGCTGTAAAACTCTTTGATCGACAACAGTATTCCATCCGATCTACTGATGTGGGTGGCAAAGCGTTCTACCGAAACTCAACAGATGTACGAGTTATCCAAAGAGATGATGTCGTGCTTTGGGATGATGAAGCTGTTGTATTTGCTGAATTTACTGGAATTGAAGTTATTGATGAAAAGCCACCTGAAACTGATGAAGACAAAGCTGTAGACGCTGGAAAATAAATAAAAATTGAAAGGAATTGATCTATCATGGCTAAAGATTTTTTGAATGAAAGTAATGGAGTATTCACATCTGCAGAGGCTGGGCCAGACGGTAAACCTATCACACCTGTTTCTATCAGAGACAACAGCGAGGAAAACCCTCTTATTGTAAAGGGATTAAAAGGTGATCCCGGAGAACAAGGCCCTCAAGGTCCAAAAGGAGAGAAAGGTGATCCGGGAGAGCAGGGGCCAAAAGGTGATAAGGGTGATGCAGCTGTAATTGAGGAAGGCGCTATTAAAAATGAACACTTAGCTGATAAATCTGTCAACTCTCGTACTATCGGTACTGGCAGCGTCATGTGGGAAAATCTCAATTCAGCTGTAAAAGAATTGATTACCGAATTACAAAGTAGAGTCGAAGCTTTAGAAAAACCAAAATCTGAATAAGGTGATGCCAAATGACTGAGGCAGAACAAAAAGAGCTTGAAAAAGCGAAAAAATACCTCCGCATTGATGGTGATGCGGAGGATGATTTGATTTTACATTTTATCGTTGCAGCAAAAGAGTACATCACGAATGCAACGGGCCTGAAATTCCCTAACAAATTGGCGCGAGCAGAACTGGCCGTCATGTCTTTTGTGACTCACTGGTATGAGAATAGGCAAATATCAGGCACGACATCCAATCTTGACGGGGTGCTCACAATAATGGTCAATCAACTCAAATACTTGGTTGTGGACGGTGAAAAAGATGCTGAATGACATGAGGCACCGCATCCAATTTCAGCAGAAAAAAGAAAAGACTCGTTTACCTGTCGATGGTGACAACGGTTGGGAAACCGTGGTTGAATGCTGGGCCAAAGCAGAGGGTTTAAAAGGTGCTGAATATTATGCGGCAGCTGCTATCCAAAAAGAACATACAATCAAGTTCACCATTCGCCACCGGGAAGACATTGACGAACATATGAGGCTCTTATTCAAAGGGAAAACTTACGAAATTGAGTCTATAACACCCAATTATTCAAGGCTGCATTTCCTCACAGTGAGGGCAAAGGCGGTGACGTGATGTTTAACCTTCAAATTGACGGCTTAGAGGAATTAGAAAACGCCATTGGAAACATGCAAAGAAAAGTAAGCAAAATGCATAAAGAAGCTCTCACAGCTGGAGCAACAGTCATAAAAGATGAACTTCACCCAAACACACCAAGGTCCGACAAAGCCCAGAAACACATGCAAGATGATCTTGATATTACGCGGCTTCGTACTGATGGAGACGGGATAAAATACGTCGCGGTAGGTTGGCCGAAATCCAAATCACGTAAGGACACGCAGTGGAGAATTCATTTTCCTGAATTCGGTACTTTACATCAGCCAGCGCAACAGTTCTTTACGAGAACTGTTGATGCGAAATGGGATGAGGCTATACGAAGAGTAGCAGATAAATATCGACAGGCGCTGAGTAAACTATGATCAATCAAAATTTAATAAGGCGTGCAGATACTTGCAAGAATGCCATTTTTGAAGCGTTGGAGAATGATCCAGCGCTTTTGTTTTTAATAGACAAAGATGACATTTATGAGCTTGCGGTGCCAGAGGGTACAAAGTCGAGTCCACCATATGTCGTGTTGCAAGAAATCAACTACAAACCGATCAAATGGGCTGATAACAGGCCCATACAAGATAGTGCAACCTATCAAATAGATGTTTATCACAATGCCGATCCGCAACCCATCATTGCTGCAATCGGGGATGTGATGGAACGTTTAGATTTTACGCCAACTATACCCATCAATGACTTTTTAGAGAAAGAGAGATTGATAAGAAAAGGGTATCGTTTTGAAAAAAATATAATACTAGGAGGCTAACTATGGCTGAGTACAGTTCAGTAACTGGTTTGGAAAATGTTCAGTTTGCACCATTGCAAAAGAAAGGGAAATTCTTTGTGCCTACTGAAATTTTAAAATACGAATATGCAATCAATATGAAGGTGGAAACTGAAACATCAACCGAAAAGCAGTACGCAGATAACAAACTGGTTGATTTAGTGGTTTCAACTGGTTCCACTAAGCTTGAAATTGAAATGCGGGATCTGCCTATGGAAATTCTTGCAAAGCTGCTAGGAATCGAACAGGACAAAAACGGGTTGTACTTGTTCAAAAAGAACATTACCCCACCATGGGTCGCAATGACGTTTGAAGGTCCAAAAGCAAACGGGAAGTCTCGTCATGTCGGTTTAGTAAAAGGGCGTTTTTCTCTTCCAGGCGATGAGTGGAAGACAAAAGAAGATAAGACAGATTTCCAAACCATTAAACTGTCTGCGGAATTTGTTGATCGTGAGCAGGACGATCTTTTTAAAGTGGTCACAGATGAAGATGCAGAAAACTTTAATCTTGATGCCTTTTATAAATCAGTTTTTGGTGATGCATACAAAGACGAAACAGAAAACAGCAGCAGCGTTGATATTGGAAAAGGTGCTTAAGAGGGCTGAAAAGCTCTCTTTTTTAATTGGAAAACAAAAATAAGGGGGAGTCACTATGACTCAGAAAAGAATCACTATCAAATTATGGTCTGATGCAGAACAAAAAGAAAAAACCTATGTAGCGCCACGCACAAGTGCTAAAACACTTCTAGATGCTTTGCGTTTGAATAAAAAGGCCGAGGATACCGCGAAGGACTTGGAAAAAAGCATCAAAGTATTAGAAGAACAGATTAAATTCATGGTTGATATCTTTGGAAAACAATTTACTTATGATGAATTTTCCGAAGGATTACAGTCATTTGAAATTTCTGCTGAAATCAGTCGCGTGTTGGCCGAAGTAGTTGGTTATAAAAAAATTGATGAAGAAGATCCCGATTTTTTGCAACCGACGGAGACTGGAGCTACGGGCGAGCAATAAACCAAATGCAGAATATTTATAAACAGCTCCTAGAACAGGGATGGAGAATGAAAGAAATTGATGAAATGGATATTTATCATTTCTTAGAATTGAACGCTGAATCAAGAAAAAATAAAGAAGTTACGATTGATCAAATATTCTAAGTCTTGAAATCTTCGTCAGGAAAGCGGGGTGGTACATAAATGACTCAAGCAATCGGCAACATGGTCGCCAAGGTCAATCTGGATGACTCAGGATTTAACAGGGGTATAACAGGTCTTCAAAGGCAAATGCGTCTTGCTAATTCTGAATTTAAAGCAGCTACTGAAATTTATAAGAATACCGGCAATCGAGCAAAAGAATTGCAAGCCAAAGTTGATGGACTTAACAATAAATATCGTATTCAGAGTAAAGTAGTAGAAGAGCATCGAAAACGTTATGAACAATTGGTAAGAGAAAAAGGGCGTGATAAAAGAGAAACACAAATTCACGCTCGAAAACTCAACGAATCCATCGCTGTACACCAGAAGCTAGAAAAAGAGCTTCGGCAGGTTTCTAAAGAATTCGAGCAGTTACAAAGCACCAGCAATAAGGCAGCTGGTGTTTTTTCTGTTTTTAAGAAGAACGCCGGGGAAGTATCAGAAGAATTGCAATCTGTCTACTCTGCTGCGGGAATGGCAGGGAAGGCACTAACAGGTATCGGTGTAGCAGGCACCGTCGCAATAGGCGGAGCTGTCAAAGTGGCCGCAGACTTTGAAAAGGCTATGAGCAGGGTCGGTGCTGTGGCGAATGCATCGAATGACGAGATGGGCCGTCTCACGGAAACGGCGCGTCATTTGGGGGCTACGACACAATTTACAGACGGACAGGTTGCCGAAGGAATGCAATACCTTGCAATGGCTGGTTATAAGACAAATAACATTATAGGTGCCATGCCGGGCTTGCTTGCTACTGCGGCAGCAGGGCAAACAGATTTAGGTGTAACAGCGGATATTGTATCTGACATTCTCACAGAATTCCATATTGCTGCAGAAGATACAAACCGTGTGGCGGACGCCATGACCTACACGTTCACCAACTCAAACGCCACGCTTCAACAGATTGGCCAGACCATGAAATATGCTGGGCCAGCTGCGAAAACAGCAGGTGTCAGCATGGAAGAGTTAGCGGCCGCAACGGGTATCATGGCGAACAGTGGAATCAAGGCAGATATGGCAGGTACCGCATTACGATCCACATTAACAAGGCTTGCGGCACCTCCGAAGCCAGCAGGTAACGCGATACATGAACTTGGCCTTAGTGTTACTGATGCCAGTGGCCGTATGCGACCATTGTCAAATATCATTGATCAGATCAATGATAAAACGAAAAATTATACAGAAACCGAGAAAATCCGAATCGCAAAACAATTGGCTGGACAACATGCCTTATCTGGTTTTATCACTTTGCTTCATGCAGGCGGTGATAAGATCGACAAGTTTACTAAGCAAATTGAAAACAGTGGCGGTGTAGCTGAAAAAGTGGCAAAAGGTCAAATGGACAACCTTGCGGGGTCAATGGAGTACCTGCGTTCTGCGGCAAATAACGCAGTCATTTCATTGGGTAATCAGTTTATTCCAGTGATCCGTGCCACTACAGATGGATTAACAAAAATCGTGAACTGGTTTGATCACCTGCCTCCATCTGTTATGCAAACAATTGCCGTTACTGGTGCTGCCGTAACAGCTTTCAGTCTTTTAGGCGGGGCTTCTTTATTATTATTGAGTGTCATTCCTAGAATGGCCGAGGGATGGAGAGTGCTTCGTACTGCTGGCACGTATCTGACAGGCACTGTCAGAGGATCATCAACAAGTCTAGGAGTATACACGACACAAGTTACTGCAGCTGGTGTTGCTTCGCGAACTGCTGCAACTGGTATCAACACAGCTGCAGCATCAACGGCCGTTATGTCCACTCGTATGGGACGTTTACAACAAAACACTGGTTTAGCGAATACACGCATGGGCCGTCTAAATCAAACGGCCACAAGAACATCAAGGACAATGCGTGGTCTTGGCGGCGCATCTCGAATTGCTGGCGGCGGTTTAATGATGTTTGGTGGGCCAATGGGTATGATTGGCGGTCTTGCGCTCTCTTTTCTTCCTGAGATACTTAAATTCGGTAAAGGTATTGTTATGACTGGGGTAAACGCCGTGAAAAGCGCAGGCGGTTTTATGAAACTTGCAAAGGGCGGTTTTGGCCTGTTTAACATTCTTAAAAAAGGCGCAGGCGTTGTTAGTTTGCTTAGAGGTGGCTTATCTGTGCTTGGTGGTCCTGTAGGCATGTTAATAACAGGAGTCACGCTTCTAGGCGAAGCAGGGTTTAAATATTATGACAACCTGCAAAAACGTGTCTTACCAGCAACAATAGACTTTGGCGATAAAGTATCTGAATCCACGTCTAAAGCCGTAAATGCTTATTCGGATATGGAGACAAAAGCCAATGCTAAATTAAATAGCCTTTATCTCAATCAAACTAAGATAACGGATAAACTAGCTGACAACATGAATAAACGATTCTCAAAAATGGCTGACACCATAAAAAAAGGCTATCAAGATAGTGCTGACAAGTCTCTTGACGTTTTAGGAGATTTCTATTCAAAGAATAATTCACTTAAAAAGAAAGATGAGGAAAACATCCTCAATAAAATCAAAACAGGCAATGAAAAGAAGCAGAAGCAAATAGAAAAGTACGAGAGTCGAGTCAAAAAAATATATGATAAAGCAGCAAAAGAACATCGCTCGCTCACCCAAAAAGAATGGGATGAAGTCAAGGGCATTACTCAAAAGATGAGTAAAGAAGTCGAAACGGCTCTGACAAAAAGCAAAGATGAACAAACACTCATCTCCAAAAAGTTAAAAGAAGAATCGTCTAATTTATCTGCAAAGCAAGCTGCCGCAACGGTGAAAAATAGTAAATCAGCAAAAGACAAAGTTATTAGCAATGCTGAAAAACAATACAATGCAGTTGTGAAAGCTGCAGATGATCAGTATTACGTCAAAGGTACTATCACCAAAAAAGAACATGATGCGACAGTTAAAGCTGCAAAAGATCAAAAAGATAAAACAATAGATCAGGCTAAGAAAAGTCATAAAGGCGTTGTAAAAGAAGCGAAAAAACAGGCTGCAGGACATATCGAGCAAGTTGATTGGGAGACTGGTGAAGTTCTCGGCGCTTGGGATACGTTTCTTGTGGATCTAGCTGGAGTCGTCAATACCATTACTGGCGGTATCAATAAAGTTCTCGAATTCATGAACGTGAAAACAATTCCAGAGTGGAAGCCTAAGGGATACGGTAGCAAAAAAGATGGCGCAAAGCATTCATACGCAAAAGGTACTGACTACCATCCGGGCGGTCGTGCATTGGTCGGTGAGGAAGGATATGAGCTTGCTCATACTCCTGGTATTGGAACATATATGGTCGGCGTTGGTGGTCCTCAAATATGGGATTTACCACGCGGAACATCGGTACTGCCTCATGATCAGACCAAAAAAATCACTTCACAGGGCTTACCGGGTTATGCTGGCGGTGTTGGTAATTTCTTTAAAAAAGGCACCAAAAAAGCTGGTGAAGTAGTCGGCAAGGTGAAAGATTTCGGATCAGATATTTTTGACCTTGTGATGGCTGGCCCAAAGAAAATTATCAGCAATATATTTGGCGGTCTCATTCCGTTTAAAACTGGTAAAGGGATAGACGGACTTGGAACAGGTATTTTAAAGACAATTCAAAAAGGTGCTTTAGGATTTCTAACAAAATCGTTAGGTGATTTTGGAGGAGAAGGAGGATCATTCAAAGGTGTAGGGGGTAGTGCTGCAGTCAAAAAGTGGGTTGCACAAGCCATCAGCATCACTGGAATTTCTCCATCCTATGCAAAAGCATTAGAAACCATTGCGATGAAGGAATCAAGTGGAAACCCGACCTTAGTTAACCGATGGGACAGTAACTGGAAGGCGGGACATCCATCACAAGGACTCATGCAGTTTATTCCGACAACATTCGCAGCATACAAAAAGCCCGGATATGGAAACATCAAACATCCAGTTCATCAAATTGTTGCCGCAATTAACTATCTAAATAAGCGTTATGGCGGTATCTATAACCATCCGGGATTAAAATCTATGGCGCGCGGCGGCCCTTACATCGGTTATGCATCTGGTGGTGTCATTGACAATCATCAAATTGCGCAGCTAGGAGAAAACGGCTGGCGTGAATATGCTATCACGACTGAGCCAAAGTATCGTAAACGCTCTTTACAGCTGTATTCTAACCTTGGCAAAGAGCTTGGAGTGCCTAGTTTTGGAGAAGGTATGATCTCCACGGCTTTACAGATGCTCGATCGCATTAGTAACAAAGGAGACAAGCCTCAGAGCAGGCAGCAAGATGGATCTGATATGAGACAGATGATCGAGAATCAAAACAAACAAATTGGTCTTATGGCTCAACAAATAGACCTGCTGTCTCAAGGATTAATGATGATGCAAAAAGGCTTTGAACAATTAGTCTCAAAAGACAGCAACAACTACATGGATGGGCGAAAGCTAGATCAAACGACAGGTGAACGTTTTAGAAAAGAAGCATTTATGAGTGGGGTGAGGTAGATGGAATTATATGTTGATTTTAACAATGGATTGGGTGAGCAAAGTCTAAATGACTTGCTTCCTCATTTCCATCCGTTAAGCCTGACACCTGCCTCACCAATTGTTGAATTTGAGACAGTGTCATTGCCACGGATTAACGGTATTGTACTTCCGCAACATCCACGGGATGTGAAGTACAAAGAAAGACCTATCCAAGTAGAAATATACATGAACTCTATAATAGCTGAGAATTTTTACAGCTATAGAAGCGAGCTATATGCTTTATTGGTGAAACCGTACCCATATTATATTTCTTGCGATTTATTCCCAAACAGGCGCTTTTTGGTGACTTGTGATGGGAATTTTTCAGTTCCAAAGGAAAAAGAAAAGAACCATGTGGTTTTTAGTGTTGAATTCAATGATGTTTTGGGTGCTGCTGAATCAAAATACACTTCATTGAATCCGCAGGTGTTTGACGGTGAGTTATGGAGTCCGGGGATGAACATTGGAATGCGAGACGAACCACAATATTCATTCAAAAATAAGGATAGATTTAGCGTTTTTAACATAGGCCATTTTGCAATTAACCCTTTGAGACATGACTACCAAGTCTCTTTAAGGGCAAAAGGTAAAAATGTCACTATCATTAATCGAACGACAGGCGAGAAATTAAAAATTGAAGGTGAACTAAAAAAGTCCCAAAAGGTGTCCTTTATAAAACAATATACTGTTGTCGGCAAGAAACGCCTCAAGACATCTGGTAGACTTCCATCACTTGATATCGGCAGAAATGACTTTGAAATTCAAAACGCAAGTGACATTGAAATTGTGTTTGACACAAGGTTCTATTATGCATAAGGAGGGATGACATGGCTGCGGTTGACTTTATCAAGAAATTAGCACCGGGAGCGAAAAAGGTCCAAAAAAAATACAAGGTGCTTGCAAGCCTTGTCATCGCTCAAGGCTGTCTTGAGAGTGGTTTCGGATCAAGCGATCTATCTAAACAGGCCTATAACCTCTTTGGAATTAAAGGGACTTATAACGGCAAATACGTGTTGATGTGGACTAAAGAGCAGGATAAACAAGGGAACGAAACCAGAGTACAAGCACCATTTAGAAAGTACCCGTCTTTTGCCGAAAGTCTTGAAGATTTGGGGAGTCTTTACACTAGGCTCAGTCGGTATAAGGCAGTGGTTGGCGAAAAAGACTATCAAAAGGCTACTGCTGCTGTTGCAAAAGGTGGTTACGCCACCGACATCAACTATGCAATGAAGTTAAATAGCATCATCTTTACTTACAAACTTACACAATATGATAATGACGATGGCATACCAGAGGAACCGAGTGAACCAGAAACACCAACTGGTCCTGATTACCCAAGCAAGGAATACGATGGGAAAGACATGCCACTCAATCAAAATTTACCGTCCGATGTGGATTTTCCACAGCTTCATGTTTCGAGCAAGGACGGAAAGGAAGTCATAGAGATAACGGGTGTGTCTGTTGATTTTATGGCCGATCCAACAGGTAAAAAATCATTCAGTTTCACATTGCCGCGAACGCAGGAAAATGCCGCAGAGTTTGAGTTATTGGTTGTGGACAACATTTTATATCTTGATGAAAAGAAATATAATCATCAAAAATACTACATTACAAATGTGAGTCTTCATCAAGAGAATGGGATGCTAACAAAAACGGTTACTGCCGCACATATCTTCTCCGTCCTGTTGATTAATAACAGGATTGAAAAAACAGTTTCTAAGAAATTAAGTATTAAAGAAGCGCTTGATATTGCTCTTAAAGGAACTGATTTCAAATATGTCATTCATGCAAAAGAGGGTGAAATTTCTTCTGCAGAACAAGAAAACTTCGGGGAAAAAAATTCTACAGAGCTTATGGATGAAATTATCGAAGATTATGACATAGAGTTAGACGTGGATAATTACAAAATCCATGTTTACAAAAAGATGGGCCAAGAAATAGACTTTGTGCTTGATAGTCGTTATAACATGCCGGGGATCACAATCACAACAGATTCACAGAATTGTACTACTCGTGCGTGGGGATACGGCGCACAAAAAGAAATAGATTCCGCCTCTGAATCAAAGTATGATGGCAAAACAACAGAAGATGAAGAGCCTGAGTATGTATTTGAACCAGTTCTTTATATTCATCCTGATGAAGACAAATTTCTTATTGAAGGTAAACCGCGCTGGGCGGAGCCGATTAAAGATGAGAGATATAAAAAATCCAGCAGCATAATTTCAGCATTAAAGAAACATGTTAATCCATACCCCGAAATGACTGTGGAAGTAGAATTTCAAAAAATTTATGAACCGAAATTACTTGAAATTGAACAAGATTTTTGGTTAGGTGACACGATTCATGTCATTGCTGATACTGCAGACGGAATAACCTTTGAGGACGATTTGAGAGTTGTATCAATACAACACAACCCTCTCAATCCGTATAGCAGCCCAACGATAACGTTTGCGAACTTCCGAAAGGACATACAAAGAATAACAGTGAATCAAGTAAAACAAGTGAAGAACTTACAACGATATATAAACGACATGCTCAAGACGCTTAGATAGGGTCTTTTAATTTTGCCAAAAAGGAGAGTGAGAAAATGGTAAGGCTGAGAAAAAACTATGATGCTACTCGAAACTCAAGATATGCTCATCAATTAGGCGAAGATATGCAGAAGATCGAGGACAGCTTAAATGAAAACGCTGCTGATTTAACGAGACATAAAGAGAGTGATAATGCTCATCTTTCAAGTCAAATCAAACATGGTTTATTTACAGTCGCCAATCAGTTAGACAATCTATGGTCTCGAGTAGTTAATTTGGTACTAAATCATGATGGTGATGATGTCAAAGAAGTTGTAGACACCCGTGTTGCCCTTGACGCAAGCATTCATAAAACTGTAAAAGACAGATTAGATTATGATTTTGGTTTGATCATAAGTCGTTTAGATCGGCAACCTGACGTAAACGTATTAGACTTGGGCGCCGATCCCACAGGTAAATATGAATCATCATTCGCCATTCAAGCAGCTTTAGACAGAGCTAAAAAAGGTAAAAGTGTCAGAGTGGTTGTTCCTCCTGGCATATACCGTCTAGGCGCGAAGTTAGTCAATTGGGGTAATACTTGGTTCGATGCAAAAGGCGCTGTGTTTTTGAATTACCACGGCAAAACCATGATGACTAATGGTGACGGGACCGTTGAGTATCGCGGATACAAGGGTAATGGAAACATGTATTTTGATGGCGGAACGTGGGATTGCAGAGGAACAGAATTTAAAACTAAAAATAACTGTTTTTCTTTTGGTCACGGTAAAAACATCTTTGTTAGAAATTCTACTTTTAAGGATGTCAGCGGCTATCATGCAATTGAATTTAACGCGTGCCAAAATTTCAAAGTGCTAAATTCAGATTTCTACGGATTCGTAGACCATGATGGTTCAAGATATTTCTCTGAGGCAATTCAGGTAGACCTTGCACAAAGAAAAGAAGTATTCGGCGCTTTCGGTGCTTATGATTTTACCGTTTGTAAGGATGGTCTTGTTCAGGGGTGCAGCTTCGGAAAATCTAACACACCGGGCACTCAAGCGTGGCCGCGAGGCGTGGGATCACATTCATCTACTATTGGCTACTGGCACGAAAACATCAGAGTGAAAGATTGCTTGTTTGAGGATATGGACGGATGGGCCGTCAGGGGATACAACTGGAACGTCACAGATATAAAAGATAACACCTTGAGAAACTGCAGATTTGGAATAACGGTAAGCGCCATTGATCCAGCAAGCAAGCACCATACGTTAAACAACAAATTTGAGCAAATGTCCAGATCACAGATATTCCGGCATGTTCACGTCTCAGGAAATACAATTCTGAACACGCGAGAGAACGAAGCTATATATATCCGCGGAATCAATGATACAGGGTTTGTGCGTAATGTAAATGTACAAAACAACATTATTGATGGAGTCGGCGGGAAAAACCAGGCGGGCATCCGATTAGATGCCGTTAGAAACGGTATCGTTTCAGCCAATCAAATATCTAATACGTCAGGTGATGGAGTTTGGATGAATGATTGTGTCGGTGTTAATGTCACAGGTGCCAATCAGATCAGCTTTATCGGCAGGGATGGCATTGCAGCATTTGGTGAATCTACCCTATTACTGATTGCAGGAAACAACATCCGACGTCCGGGCAGGTACGGTATTGAACAGTCAGGCGTCCTTATATCTGTTATCAAAGATAATTTGATCACAGGTGCCGGTCATAGTAAACACGGTGCTTACGAGGCTATCAGAATAGCCAATAAATCAAAAGACATTTTGCTGGCTGGAAATAGGTGTAGATCACTCTCTAAATTGACCAAGCGTGCTAGGGCCGGCATATACATCACAAACACTGTAAAAGGCGTAGTAAGGTATGGAAACTATTGCAAGGGTGACTGGACAATCAGTGGCATCGTAGACAATTCTAAAAATCCAAAAACGGATGCAAAGGACGTGGCGTAGTGTATTTGATCATGGATAAAGAAAAAGTTAAAGTTGCTTCGGCCTTTGTGTCGGGGGAGGATGTCAATGCGTATGACGAAGATGGAAATAGAATTGTGTCACTTGAAGGGGTCAATTTTGAGAATGTTTACTTAGAAGACGATGACGGCCAAAGAGTTGAGTTTTTAAAAACCGCACCTGTTAGTCAAAATGAAATAGAGGAAATGAGAAACCTTATTAAAACGTTGAATGATAAGGTTCTGCAGCTAGAAAAGGAGGGTAGGGCATGACCAATAAAATATACAAAAATGGTTCGCTGCCCTTTGCCATAGATGCTTATGATCAAAGCGTCTATGATTCTAAAATCATTTTTTCAACTCAAGATGTAGGCACAGCTAGATTAATATTCAAGTTGCGTAAAGATGGTATGCCTCTCCCCTTATCAGCTGTAGAGGGTAAGTTAGTTCTTTTGTTTTCTAATGGTTCTAAACACATTAGAAATATCTCACTGCTGGACAAAGTGGAAGGGGTAGCAGAATACATTTTAAACAAGGATGAAATCAAGATATTCGGCAGAGTGCAAGCGTCTTTGAATCTCTTTTATAAAAACGGACAATCAATGTCTGTGCATGAATTCATATTTGATATAAAGAAGAATCTAATTGATGAAAATATTGTGCCAGCTGCAGAATATTACATCGACCATTTTGATTCATTGAAATCAAAAATAGAACAAAAATCAGCGGAGCTTGAAGCAGAAATAAAAAAGCGCACCGATGTAATGCAGGGAAACATTGACGAGACTACAAAAGACCTACAGGTTCAGCTAGACAGGATGAAAGAAAAACTTGACGATCTTGATTCTTTGGAAACAAAAAAAGGTGCTCAAGATAAAGCTGACACAGCTCTGAAAACTGCAATTACTGCAGCTAAAGAAAAGGCGAACCAAGCATTATCTGATGCACAGAAGTACACTGACGATTTATCTAAAAAAGCCCAGATGTATAAATTGACTACTGATGCGGGTTTTAGACAAGCAGTGCCAACCACAATCGGAGGTACTAATTTGTTCGAGTTACCTCCCGGTTTCTATTATGGAGCAGGTCAATATTTTACGAATCTTCCGACCACAAATGATACATCTTGGTTTAACGTTGATGTATTTACAACAGGTATTAGGAAAAACTTTCATGTCATCCGTAGCGCTGATAATACACATTGGGTTGGAACAATTCATACAGACGGGACATTTCGGGGATGGAAAAGAATACTAACAGCAGAAGATGTGGCAAACAGCACTTATGTTGATACCTATGATCAAGATAATTCATCCGTTTCCGCTGCTGAAAATGTAGCGACAAAGCTTGTATTTGGGGCAACACGAGCAGATGATTTATCAGAGTATAATCGCTCTCGTAGTGAAATCACACTGAAAAACAGTGGTCTTTATTTGATCAGGCTTTATATCACTAGCACTAACATCACAGTTGGATCAGATAATATCTTGGCCTGTTATGTCAACGGATCAGAATACCAGAGGTTCGGAAACTGGAATCCAACAACGGCATCGAGTACGTGTGTGCTTTATTTAACACAAAAATTTAAAGCTGGCGATAAGGTAACTTTTTATATAACGCCAAGAGGCACCAACAAAACAGTATCAATAAATACATCATACGTTACCATGTCTCAGTTGAGATAGGAGGCAAAGGGATGAATAAGGCACTAGCGATCAAATATCTGTACCCTTATGCAGAGTTAGGTAGAGATTATTCAGTACGGGATGACGGAGAAGGGCAGTTTATAGACAAATGGTCTTTAGACGATCCTATGCCTTCGGACGAAGTATTGGAAGCCGCGTGGAATGAGTATCTATCCGAGAGTAATGAAAAGCCGTTATCAAATGTTGAAAGACAATTACTGGTTCTAGGAGAGCAATTGGCGCTAGAAAAAATAGCACGTCAACAGTCGGATAGAATGAAGACAACGTTGGGGCAAAAACTTGCAGAAATGCAATTAGAAATCCTTAAATTAAAGGGAGGGTTTTCAGATGAATCTTAATTTTTGGGTTTTAGCCTTATTTTATAAATGGACTTCAACTGCAATGGTTAAACAAGCAATGTCCTTTGATGACTGTACTATTAAAGATTTAGAAGACGGCATTCAACAGGGGTATGTTACACCGGAACAATATGAGGAGATCACAGGATTGAAGTTTGATAAGCCTGCTGTCTCAGTAGATTTAGGAACAACAGCATCTTAACAGGTGCTTTTTATTTTGCCTTCGAAAGGAGGTGACAAATGAATGGGGGATATAAAATTGTTTATTAACTTTGAAACTTTGGATTTAGCGAAGACTTATCTATTTGGCGGAGTGAAATTTCTGGACTTGCTCGTGCTGCTAAGTGTTATTGATGTTCTGACGGGTATCATCAAAGCGTGGAAAGTTGGCAAACTACGCAGCCGTACAGCATGGTTCGGTTACGTGCGGAAAATGCTTAGTTTTGTTGTCGTGATTGTGGCTAACATCATTGATCAAATCATGGGCTTAAATGGAGTGCTGACATTCGGGACAGTCTTGTTTTACATCGCCAATGAAGGGCTTTCCATCGTGGAAAACCTTGCACAGATCGGCGTGAAAATTCCGGCTTCCATCACAGATCGACTTCACGTCATCGAGTCTGACAGCCAAAAAGAAGAAGAGGAAAAGAAAGCTGCTGAGTAATCGGCGGCTTTTTTCTATATAAATCAATTTGAAGGGGTAGATGAACATGACAAAGAAAATTATGCTTGATCCAGGTCACGGCGGGCGCGATCCCGGTTCAGCAGCAAACGGGTTGAAAGAGAAGGATCTTGTATTAAAGATCGCAAAGAAGACTAAAACAATTCTTGAAAAGGTGTATGGGGCAACGGTCAAACTCACTCGTTCAACTGACGTTTATATTGACCTGTCTCAAAGGGCAAGACTAGCAAATAATTGGGGCGCTGATTATTTTGCATCTATTCATATCAATGCAGCTGGTGGCACAGGCTTTGAGACGTTTCGTTATGTCGAATTATCTGCATCATCCGGCACTGGCAAGCAGCAAAAAATCGTACATGATGCGATCTATAGAAAAATTAAAGGTAAAGCAGGGGACCGCGGTACCAAGTCTAAAGATCTTGCAGTATTGCGAGAAACAAATATGCCAGCGATTCTAACCGAGAACCTTTTTATTGATCGTAAAGAAGATGCTGCGCTTCTGAAACAAGATTCATTCCTCGATGCTTTGGCTGAGGGTCATGCTGATGGGATCGCGGCAGCCGTCGGACTCAAAAAGGTATCTTCTTCAACTAAAAAAAAGCCTAGTAATAAACCAGCGCCAAAAGGCGTAAAAATGGCCGTGGTTAAGCCAAATGTTGACGGATGGCTATGGGTTTATGATAAGCCGGACTGGAAAGCAAAGCACAAAAAAGTAAAGCCGGGTGAAGCATTTACGATTGATAAGACTGTGACAGTTAACGGGTCAAAAATGTATAAACTGAAATCAGGACTGTACATCACTGCTGCATCAAAATATGTTCAGGTAAAACAAAAGTAAAATGAAAAGGCCCTTCCTTATTGGAGGGCCTTTTTAAAAGATGCGTAAAACATTTCTATATATATATTTGTCTATAACAATTTTTAAAAAAGAAAATGTTACCTTTATTGCAAGATAAATATAGCAATATACAATATTTCTGATATAATACATATGTTGGATAACACTAAGCGGGCGCCACTCTAAAATTAACTAATAGGAGTGGTGGAATGAAGCAGAAAAACCAAGAAACATCTCAAGAGAATGGACAGGCAAGAATTGAACGAATGAAAACAATCGGTAAGTGGGTTTACCGTGTTGTAGTTGGACTCAAAACTTTGAGTTGGCTTTACGGGTGGGTGGGAATATCAGTCATCCCGTATTTTCACAGTCTTTTTTAACCTGCCATGGAAACAAATTAAAATGTAAGAACAAGTGAGTAATGTTCGAATACCGGATACATAGGCAACCCCCAATTTTTTGTTTGTGTATTGTGTTTCCAATTGGCGCTCAGCTAACCGGGAGAACTAACTCACTTATATTATACTGCAGCTTTAAACTTTATATACCCAAAAACTTATATTTTTCAAACAAAAAAAGACTAGGCCCCCACCTAGTCTTTTTTTAAATCTAACCTCTAATATTAACTAATAATCAACGTGGTTGTGTGACAGAGTACGTTTAACATAAATATTTTGTTGTTAAACGATTCATGTGGTTCTCGTCATCTTGTACGCAATTAAACTTTGCCATAGCAAATCCAACTCGTACCCTGTACAAGTAAAATAATATATTTATTGATTGTATCTGTCAATAGGTATTTGTTAACTTTATAAAAATATGGTTTTTTTATAATGTTATTTTCCCTGTATAAATAGCAAATTATAGGTGAAGTCAATTGTTTATTCAACTTAATAGACATTAAAATTCCTTATTTTCCATTTTTTATTTAAAAAATTCTATTATTCAGGGGAGTGTTTCAAAACTCACAATTGTTTGAAACCAAGTTCAATTTTAAAAAGTATTGGTGTCTTTTGAGATACTAAAATCGCCATTCTTTTTTCTCCTTATCCCATTCAAGCTCTTTTCGAGACATTAGGTTTTTAACTGCTTTTCTTATAGATACCTCATCCATGCCTGTCTTCCTTTTTAGATCATTCATTGCAGGATTCTTGCGAAATCGGCTCATATTATAGATGATTCGATATAACTTTCTTTCAAGATCAGTCATAAAGCACCTCCTGGATAGAATGTACGTTCGATTATAAACGTAAATAAAAAACCCTTCAAGTCGAAGGGTTACCTTAAAGAAGATACTTTATCAGTGATTATCATATGTTCTCCTGAACGTTCGTATGAGAATTTAGCTAATGTTTCACCTTCATCTATATAAGGAACTTTCCAAAATACAGCGATTTGGTTAATCGTATTATTGTCAGTTCCAATTTTTGAAGCTAAATCATCACTAAACATTTCCACCATATTATAAGAAGTTTGAGCAGAATTTTTAAAATCAAACGACAGGTAAACAAGAGCGATTAGTTTGTTATCTTGGTCAGTACTCATATCTTGATTAATTTCGATCTTTTCAATTGAGGCAGTCTTGTAATTATCCTCTACAATAGATTCAATTTCATATTCCGCTTCACTTTTCAAAGTAGACAGTTCTTCATCCTTCTTTTTAGTAACTTCTGCAGCGTTATTTTCCTTACTTTTTTGTTTAACTTTTAAGGAGTTCTTAATTTTAAAATTAATTTCAGCAGTAGCTCTATGATCAATATAATCATCGCTTACAGTAGAGCCTACAAGGTTAGCTCCATTTTCTCCAAAAATCTCTCTAACAGCATCAGTTTGATGATGATCGGGTGCGGTTTCTACATAAACAGTATAATTCCCGCCTTCAAACTCCTCCCCTTCTTCATTAGAAAATTCATATTCAAACAAACCACCGTCTTTAACCGTTACACGTTGATCGTAATGAGCAGAATTTGGTGGCTCTAAGTAAATATCTATTTCTGTATCTTTTGGCAAATTGCTTTTTCCCCTAATGAGAATCTTTTTATTGTCTTTAATTTTTTTATCCAAGGTGATCTTTACGTTTATTTTTTCTCTAGCTTTTAAGCTTTCTTCTTTTTTAGTAGTGTCTTCTGTGGATATCGTTTCTGTTTTACCGCAGGCAGATATTAATAAGGGACTACATATTAATAAGAAGAAAAAAGTTTTAAGATGATTCAATATTAACCCTCCATATCAAATAATTACCATATTAGTTTATCATAAGGAAAGAGGATAATGTTTAAAAGTAGAGGGTTTTTTGGCATCATGTTGGCATCAAAAGTTTAAAAATATTGTTTTATTCTTCTCAGCTAATAATGAACAAAACATTGAATAGTCAACGTATCTAATGAATATTACAAACATACCAAACCAATCTAATAGACTCCCACCGTCTCCATCAAAACTTTTAGAATGCAGCCGTATCAAGAGTTTGAAAGCCCTTGATGCGGTTCTGGCAACATGAATAATTAAAAATGACGCTTGTTATAGCGTCATTTTTTTATTTTTTATAAGATTATATTAGCAAAAGTAAGAATGCAAAATGTATTCTTGTTATTTTTAATTCAAGTCGGTAAGAAATGTGGTTTTTTTATGTTAAGTATGATAAATTGTTGTATCATAGAAGTGAAAAGGTAAGGCATTATTAAATCAACAAATTATTCTATTGAGTCGTCTTTATAGACGAATCTTTTTTTTGAATAAAAACATGTTTTTGTTATAATATTTATTGTTTTTGAATTCAACTTAAGTGATGGAGAAATTGAAACATTACTATATTTTTATACAAAATTCGGAAGAGGGATCTTATGTTATTTACTATTGTTATTCCTTATAAGGATACCAATAAAAAGTATACTGATAACTGCATCAAAAGTTTAGATGATCAAATTTTTAAAGATTTCGAAGTGCTTTTTATTCATCAAGATAGTCAACATTTAGAAGAAATATTAGAGTCTTATTCCTTTAACTATAGAACCATCAATATGGGACTTCATACTAATCCAGGCATTAGTAGAAATAAAGGCATATTAGAAGCCCAAGGAGAATACATCTTGTTTTTAGATGCAGATGATTTCTTACATCCTAATGCACTTATATATGCGAAGCAAATTATTGATCAAGAACAAGTGAATGTATTCAAACTAAAAGTTAAAAAGACAATCGTAGATAGAAAAACAACATTAAAAGAAAAGAAGCAGGCTTTGTATCAGCATGATACTTTAGATAATTTAAGCCATGTTTTGAAAAAATTAAATGTTAATGCGGATGAAAACAAAGTCATGCAAATGCTTTTTGAGGAGAATGTGGTTTCGGCACATTATCATGAAATTGCAAAAGAAAAATTCTTTAAAAAGATATCCTACCAATTTAAATCACACGGATTCGTTGTGCAAAAAAAATATTTGCTGAACAAACAAATACAGTTTGATGAAAGCGCACCATTGTATAGTGATATTCCTTTCTTAATGAAAATTTACCAAGATGCTTTCTCTATTTTGGAGACTTCAATTTGCTTATACTATAAGCTGATTCATAATGATCCTATCAATTATGCATCACTTTCTCAAGAAGATCATGATCATCGATTCGAAGAATTGTTTCGAACATTAAGCAAGTCAATTGAACAATGTGATGATTTGGCTTTGGTTAAACAAGTAAAGGTTGAAGCAATTAGTCAATATTTGTATAAAGTTGTAAAAAGCCCAATATTTAAAGTAGGAACTGAACGATTAACGCCTATTTATCAGTATTTTCAAACCATTTTGAATGCAGAGTCAAATCCATTCAAATTGAAGAGAAGACATACAAAAGAGATTGATGCTATTAAGAATGGGAATTACAATAAGGCATATCGTCTAAGTAAAAAACGCGTTCTTTATTATACTCTATATCAGAGTATAAAACCGAAAAAGAAGAGAGCGAGACAAAGAACAGTTCAACAAATGTTTTTTTCTAGATTACCTATCAAACACCACACAATTGTTTATGAAAGCTTTTTAGGAAGAAACTACTCGGATAGTCCAAAAGCGATTTTTAAATATTTGCTGAAAAATGAACCAAACAAATGGAAGCATGTTTGGATTCTTAATGATAAAGAAATGGTATCAAATGAAGAAGAATTTCGGCATAAGAACGTCAAAGTGATTAAGCGATTTAGCTGGAAATATTTTTATTATGTCACCGTCGCCAAATACTTTGTTTTAAACATGAGACAGCCAAAGTGGCTTTATAAAAAAGATGAACAAATTATTTTATCCACTTGGCATGGAACACCACTGAAGAAATTAGTATTTGATATGGAAAATGTAGTATCTGCTAATCCCGATTATAAAAAGGAATTTTACTTGCAGTCACGTAAATGGGATTACTTAATTGCAGCAAACCGATATTCCGAAAAAATCTTTGAAAGTGCATTTATGTATCCGAAAGAAAATATATTAACTTATGGATATCCAAGAAATGATATTTTGAAAAACTTTACTGATGAGGATAAAGTCAAAATTAAATCGAAACTTGGTATACCTGCTGATAAAAAAGTTATTTTATATGCACCAACATGGAGAGATGATGAATTTCATAAAGCAGGTCAGTATAAATTTAATCTTACCTTAGATTTAAATTTACTAAAAGAAAAGTTAGGCGAAGAATATGTCATTATATTACGGATGCACTATTTTATTTCAGATAATATTGATTTAACTGGATTTGAAGGATTTGCCTTTGATTATTCCAAATATAACGATATAAATGATTTATATATTTCAAGCGACATCCTAATCACTGATTACTCGTCTGTATTCTTTGATTTTGCAAACTTAAGGCAGCCAATTCTTTTCTTTACGTATGATATTGATAAATACAAAGATGTGCTGAGAGGTTTTTATATTGATGTTGAAAAAGATCTACCAGGTCCATTATTGTATACGTCTGAAGAAGTTCTAAATAGCATACAAAACATCGAAAGCGTAAAAGATGCTTACAAGGAAAAATATGATGTATTCCATGAAAGATTCTGTTCATTAGAAGATGGTAGGGCAAGTGAGCGGGTTGTGAAGAAAGTATTTACGAGTAAATAAATTTAAATCAGATGATTACCTCTACTTGGTATAGAAACAAGTAGAGGTTTTTTATGGAGTGAAGTTAAATACTCCTTTGAGAAGACTGCACCAACCGAACAAACAAAGGAAAAACGACAACCACCGCAATCATCATCAAAAATCCATCCGGCATAAGTTTTACAAACGTTGTCTGAATCACATAAACCGCAATCAGCAGCAAGTAACTGATCAAAAATAACAATCCAGAACTTCTCTTTTTAAACGGTTTTTCTAAAAGAATCAGCATAAACAGCCCCGTCAT